GTGTCCTACGAAAAGGGATACTTGAGGATAGGCAAACTTTCAAAGATTGATTACCCAAACGGGAAAGCAAGCGTTACCTATGAGGATTTGAACGACAGCACGACGGCAACCTTTTCTTTCCTTGCGTGGCAGTATTGGATGCCGAAAGAGGGGGACCAAGTCCTTGTCGCCCATCAATCCAACGGGACGTGCGCCGCCGTGATTCTCGGCCCCGTTTGGCACGACGGCCACCGGCCCCCGGAGGGGCAGGAAGAACTATACCGCAAAGATTACAACCGCAAATACTGGGACGCCTACCAGCGGTATGACCACAAGGCCCTTGAGTATTTGGAGGTCATAACCGGGACCTACGACATCAAGCCCACAAAGGACTTTACCCTCACAGTGAACGGCACCACCGTCGTAAAGGTCAAGGCAGACGGCTCCATTGAGATAACGGCCCCCGCCGGAATCAAGATCACTACCCCGCTCATTACCGTTACCGGGGACGTTGTAGCGGATGGCAAACAAGTGAGCCTCGCCCACCACACGCACTCCGGCGACAGCGGAGGCACCACGGGAGAGCCGAACTAAAGGAGGGATAGGCCGTGGCTTTAGCAAACTGGGGAACCGCTATTTTTTTCAGCGTAAGCGAGGACATGGTCCTGACCTTTCGGAACATGAACCGGACGGTCGGCTCCGCCTGGGCAACCCATAGCCGCATCGGCCTAAAGGACCAAGTCGAGTATTTGAGGCCGAACCTCCAGAAAGTGACCTTTGAAATTGCCCTTGATGCCAATTACGGCGTTGACCCCAGGGCAATTATTGAGCGCATGGAGAGGGCCTCGGAGCTGGGGGAGATTCACCCCTTTATCATTGGAGGCAGACCCGTGGGCCGGTTGTATTGGAGGCTGACCACCGTAGGAGAGGCGTGGGAAACCATATACAACAACGGGGCCTTGACTAACGCAAAACTCAACATAACGATGGAAGAATACCAGTAACGGGAAGGAGGGGCAATATGGACCTGTCAGGCATTGAGGTCGGTTTTGAGTACGGGGAGAGCGATACAGACGTCCGCAAGGAGATCGTCCGCAACGTTCACACCCTTCTATTGACCCCGGTCGGCACTTGCCCCCTATACCGGGATTTCGGCCTTGACGTTGCCTATTTGGACTTTCCCCCGAATATCGCAAAGGGCCTCTTTACCGCCGCCGCTATTGAGGCGGTAGAGCGGTGGGAGCCACGGGTGCGGGTTACGGGCGTAAACTTCCAGGCGGACGGGAAAGAGGGGAAATTGAGAGCAAAGGTGGTGCTTGCCATTGGATAACCTTCTAAAATCGGTTTTCGACTTGCCGGACGTTTCTTTTATTGAGAACGACACCCTGGACGCCATGATGCAGCGGCTTGTCGCCAATTATGAGAAGCGATACAAAGAGGTCACCGGCAAGACGGTGAGCCTCGGAGCGGCGGACCCGAACCGGGTACAGCTTTACGCCATAGCCCTGGACCTGTTTCAGATTGAGCAATATGTGGACCGGGCCGGGAAACAGGACCTTTTGAAATACAGCTATGGGGAATTTTTGGACAGCCTCGCCGGAAACCGCCGTGTTACCCGGCAGCAGGCCACAGCGGCCAGGACGACAATCCGCTTTACCCTTTCGGCGGTCCGGGACTACGCCATCGGCATCCCGGCTGGTACCAGGGCCACCAACGGGGACGGCGTCTATTTCATGACGGAGGAATATGCGGAGGCCCCCGCCGGGGCCGGGTTTGTAGACGTTGACGCCATTTGCACAAAGGTCGGCATTGAGGGAAACAATTTCCTCAAGGGCCAGATCAACGTGCTGGTGGACCCGCTCCCATACGTTGAGAGCGTAGAGAACATTACAGACACCTCCGGCGGCACGGACCTTGAGGACGATACCAGCCTTGCGGAGCGGACCTATTTAGCCCCCTCCGGCTACAGCACCGCCGGACCACAGGACGCCTATACATACTGGGCCAAAACCTACAACACGGATATCGGCTCGGTGCGCCCCGTTTCCCTGCAGGAGGCGGGAAAGGCGGAGGTCTACATTTTGATGCGGGACGGGACCCTGCCGGGGCAAGAGGTTATAGAGGGCTTGCAGGAATTTCTCCAGGACCGGGAGGTCCGGCCCATGACGGACCTTGTAACCGTTTCCGCCCCCGGCGTAAGGACCTATGATCTTGAGCTGACCTACTACATAGGCCGCTCCAACAAGGCCCAGGCCACCGCCATCCAAAGCAGGGTAACAGAGGCCATAGCAGCCTATAACAGGTGGCAGACCACGGAAATAGGCCGGGACATTAACCCCTCGGAGCTGATACGGCGCATCCGGGAGGCCGGAGCTAAACGGCCCATCATGGTAAGCCCCGAATATACCCCCATAGGGGACACGGAGGTCGCCCAGCTAGGCACCGTAAAGGTGTCCTATGGAGGGCTGGAAGATGATTAACATCCACGACGGGCAGATCACCGACCTTTTGAGCAACAGCCTCCGGCACAACCCGGAGACGATAGCCATCGCCTACGCCGTCCTGCAGGAGAAACTCCGCATTTTAGCCCTTGCGGAGCGGACCCGGCTCATGGCCGCTGTTGACAGTTTGGAGGAAAGAATCCTTGATTATTTGGCCGTTGAGCTGCGAACCCCGGCCTATGAGGACAGCCTCCCCCTGGAGACAAAGCGGACCTTGATAAAAGGGACCTTGCCCTATTACGCCAGCCTGGGGACCCCGGCGGCGGTTGACTGGGTTATAAAGGCGGTTTTCGGCAACGGCGGTATTGATGAATGGTTTAACTACGGCGGGGAGCCTCACCATTTCCAGGTAAAAATCCCCATAGCCGGGATGATTACCCCGAAAATGATGGAGGAATTACGCCGAATGATCGCCAGCGTGAAACGGCTCACAAGCTGGCTTGACAGCATCATTACTTATTTGGAGCTTGACGGCAAGGTCTATATAACCCCGTTTTTGGGGAGGCCGATGCCCATAACCACCCTCCCGGAGATTGAGCCGGTTTTTCCCGGCAACCTTCTCCACCTTACCCCCGTTCTGGGGGACGGGCCGCAAAGCACCACCCTCCCAACCCTTGAGCCGCTTTTTGCTACCGCCGCCATCATAGGCAGGGCCTCGGCAACATTGCAGACGGTCACAGAGACGGCCCTCCCGGCCTTGAAAGAGAACGACACCACCGTTATGCCGGAGCTGATAGAACACGCCGCAGTGGCGGTCCAGACGGTCACAGAGACGGCCCTCCCCTTCCTTGAGGAATTGCCGCCCCATGACATGACAGCCGTCCAGCGTATCAGCGTAAGGCCGCTCCTGCCGGTCACAGAGACAAGGCTCCCACGGCTTGAGGATTTCAGCACCACACTAACCGCCGTTTGTAAGGGCAAGGCTACCGCCGCCCTGCAAAATATCAGCGAAACCAGACTGCCAGAATTGGAGGAATGAGACAATGAGCCAATACGGATGCACCATCCCCCGGCGGGGCCGGGAACTGATCGCCAAAATCCTGGCGGCAAAGATGCCCCTCAAGATTTCCAGAATCATGATGGGGCAAGGGGTATGCCCGGATGAAGTTTTTCCGGGGGACCTTGAGGACCTTGTGGAGCCGGTCGCCGCCGGTACTTCCAATGAGCCGACCTACGACGGCGACACCGTCCACATGACCGTGGAATACCGCTCCGACCTTAACGGGGGCCTTGACCACGGTTTCTGGATTAGGGAGTTTGGCGTTTTCGCCCAGGATGAAGACGGCAGCGAGGTTATGCTTTACTACGGCGTCCTGGGGGACTACCCGCAATGGGTGAGCGCATACAGCACCACCGGCCTCGACGTCCGGCGGTACCCGATCAGCATCACTATCGGGGAGGGGGCGGAGGTTATTATCGACTATTCCCCCGAAGCGTTCATGACGGCGGAGGACGTAGGCGCATATTGTACCAGCACTATGCTCCCGGCCTTTTTGGTCCAGTCCCAGGCGCAGATTGACGCCCACAACACGGACCCCCAGGCCCACCCGGCCATTAAGGCGGATTTCAACGCTATGGATGCCAGAATGTCCCTTATGGAGCTGCGCTATAACACGGAGGTCAGCGGGAACCCGTTCACGGCCACCTTTGAGGACTTGAGCAAGCTCCGCATTGAGGGCGTCTGGAACGCCGCCCAAAAACGGGTTGAATTTTAAGCGGGAGGGCGAAAGATGGCCGATAAGGAATTTCTGTTAGGCGTCAAAGCAAGGGAGCTTTTGAAGTATACCAAACAGGCAACAAAAGTCGTTTCCGATGATATTAGCCCCCAAGACGTTAGAGCGATTCTACACAAGATCGCCGCCCTTGAGGATATCCGGGACGCAAGGGAGGTCTGCTCCCAGGCCATCAACGCCGTTGACCGCAAGCAGAAAGAGGGCTTTACAAAAACCGCTTTCCGGTTTTACGGCCAGGATATGCGGGAGATTGCAAAGCAAATCCTTTTAGACGTTCACGCCGCCAACAATACCCATTTCCTCACAGAGTACGACAGCCGCCTCCACAAGATTGACGCCGTCCTTGACGGCTGCTCCCTCCTTTTGGAGTATATCACCCTTTGCATGGATGAAAAGATTATCAGCACGGCAAAGGGCGGCGTTTGGACCGGGAAGGTCATGGACGTTAAGCGCATGGCCGGGAAGTGGCGCAAGAACGACGGCGGCAGAGCGAAAAGCCTCCGGGACCAGGCCCAGGCCGTAAGGAACCGGCAGCAGATCGGCCTTGTGAAAGAGGCCATCCGGCAATATAAAGCCGGGGAATGAGGATACACGGCGGACCCCCGCCTTGTATTACAACAGGGTATAGCTCGTTTCCGCCACCAACTGGTGGCTCCGCTCCCCGAACACCAACAACACCAACAACGTGTGGAACGTCAACTCCGATGGCCAGTATAACAACAACAACGCCAATAACACCTATGGCGTTCGCCCCGCTCTGATGGAACGTTAGGACAAGTAAGCCCCGTAAAGAGGCCGAAAGCAGTACACCATCTAATCAAAGGGAGCTATATCCTTTCGGAGGCCCACGGGCCGACGATAAATACATCACGCTGAGGCTTGCCGCCCTACGGGGCGCAGCGAGCTACCGAGGGGAGGCGGCCAGCGTTAGGAGGACAGCCAGCCGGGGAGCCTCCCCTGCACCCCCGGCTGGAGGAAGAAGGGACCCAGGCGAATGACCTATCAGGAACTATGCGAATTTGAGGTCCTATACAACGGCTTTTTAGAGGCCAGAAAGCGCAAGACAAAGAAACCGGCAACGGCCCAATATGAGGCAGAGGTTTTAGAGAATACACAAGACCTATCGGACGATCTGAAAGCGAAGCGGCACCGCCCCGGAAAGTTTGAGCTGTTCTATGTTTATGAGCCAAAGAAACGGCTGGTCCAGGCCCCATCTTTTAAGGACAAGGTTGTCCTCCACACGATCACGGACAACGTCCTTTATGACGCCATAACCCGCAGTTTTATCCGGGACAACTACGCCAGCCAAAAGCGCAAAGGCACCCATGACGGCCTCGGACGGCTCAAGTGGGCTATGACCGACTATTACCGCAAACACGGGAACGCCGACGGTTGGGTGCTGAAAGGGGATGTACGTCATTTCTTTGCCAGCATCGACCACACGCTCCTAAAAAGAAAGCTCATAGCCCTTTTTGAAAAGCGTAACCTTGACTTTGAGATTTTGGAGCTGCTTTTTACCTACATCGACACGACCGACGGCCTACCCCTGGGATACCAAACAAGTCAGCTTTTCGCCCTCATGTTTTTGGATGAATTTGACCACGCCATAAAGGAGCGTTTCGGCGTTCGCTACTACGGGCGGCAGATGGATGATTTTTTCATTATTGAGGAAAGCAAAGAGCGGCTGCAGGGCCTACTCCGGGATATACGGACCATCGTCGGCGGTTTGGGCCTTGAGCTGAACAACAAGACCGCCATTTTCCCGCTCCGAAACGGCATTGATTTTCTCGGCTTTCACGCCTACCTCACGGATACCGGGGCCGTCGTTCAGAAATTGAGGCGGGACAGCATTAACCGCATGAAGGGCCGCATTAAGTACTGGCGCACCGCCTACCCGGCGGGTGAGGTTACAAAGGATGAAATTAAGGACAGTTGGACCGCCTGGGACGCCCACGCCGCCCACGGCGACACACACGCCCTCCGCTCTAAGATTGCGGAGCAAGTCGGGGCCATCATTGGAGAGACGCTGCAGCCCCGGCGTAAGATCACCGCCTCGCCGTTCGTCCGGCAATTACGCCGCTTGAAACAGCAGCGGCGGAGCCAACCCAACCCCCCGCCGGAGGCCCTGGCACCGGCCCCCAGGCCGGACTGGATACTTCCGTGGGAATAAACCTAAAGGAGGATACACACCAATGGCAACCGTAGCACTTGGCACAAAGGCCGTCGGCAGCAAGGTCCAGCTCAAGCTCGGCGGCGTGAAGAAAAATTTTATCATCGTACACAAGGGCAAGCCGTCCAGCCTTTACGATGATTCTTGCAACGGCGTCTGGCTGTTGCAGGAGGATATCCAGGAAACCCGGCAGTGGCAGAGTACCAACGTAAACAAGCTGGAAAGTAGCGAGATTCAAGCCTACCTTAACAGCACATACCTGGCCCTGTTCGACGCCAACATCCAGGCACAGATTAAGCAAGTCAAAATTCCCTACCGTCAGAACGGCGGCAGCGGCGGCACGGACCGCAGCGGGGCAAACGGCCTCTCTTGCAAGATTTTCTTGCTTTCCGCCAGAGAAGTCGGTTTCTCCGACACCTACATCCCGAATGACGGCGCAAAGCTGGACTATTTCAATTCCGGCAACGGAACGGACACAAAGAGGGTTGCAAAATACAACGGCTCCGCCACCCTCTGGTGGCTCCGCTCCCCGTACACCAGCAACGCCCGCTACGTGTGGTTCGTCCACTCCGATGGCCAGTATGTCAGCAGCAACGCCAATAACACCTGTGGCGTTCGCCCCGCTTTGGTACTGCCCACTGACCTCTTGGTCTCTGATGATGGTACCGTGACCACGAACACGGCCCCGACCACGCCGGGGACCATCAACGTGCCGGGGACCATCCAGGGCGGCAGCACCATCGAAATTTCCTGGACGGCCAGCACCGATGCCGAAAACAACCTTGAGGGCTACATCGTAGAGCGCAGCACCAACGGCGGCACAAGCTGGTCCCAGGTCTACCAGGGCAGCGCACTCAAGACCACCAACACGGTGGCGGCGGGTACCCAAACCGTTATGTACCGGGTAAAGAGCTACGACAGCGACGGCCTCTCCAGCAGCTACCGCACCAGCAGCCAGATCACGGTTATTAACAACACGGCCCCCTCCGCCCCGGCCAGCATCACGGTCCCCAATACCGTATACGGGGGGCAGTCCATTGTCGTGACCTGGGGAGCGGCCACAGACCCGGACGGCGATGCCGTGACATACGCCCTTGAGCGGCAGATCGACGGCGGCGACTGGGCGCAGATTTACACCGGCTCCAACCTTTCCTTTACGGACCCGATCACCAGGGGCTGGACAAGCGTAGCCTACCGGGTAAAGGCCATCGACAGCCGCAGCGCAAGCGGCCCCTACGCCACATCCCCCACCCGGACCGTGAACAACAACCTCGCCCCCACCGTGGTCTGCAGCCAGACCAGCGGCACGGACCTGGGCCTCAAGAATACCGGCTTTTCCGTTGACTACAGCGTAACGGACCCGGACGGCGACGAAGTGACGGTCACAGAGGCCATCGACGGGGCGGCGCAACGCACTTTTAAGGCCACCCCCGGCGAAACCTATACTTTCATGGTCACCGGCGAAACGTTCATGAAAGTATTGAACGGGGACCACGCCCTCACCGTTACCGCAAGCGACGGCAAGGCGGAGACGGTCCACAAGCTCCTTTTCAAGAAGGAGATCACCACCGCCATGATTACCCTGGTGGATGCCGTACCGGCGGACGCAAGAATCGCCGTTTGCGTTCTTTCCGTGAACGGCTCCCTCCCGGCGGACGCCGTTCTCAAGGTTGAGGTCACCAACAACGGCCTGGATGATTCCCCGGTTTGGGAGGATTGCACGGCGGACGTTAAGGCCGGGGCCAACCACGTCTTTACCAATGAGACGCAGACCAACGGCTGGGCTTTCAACTTCAAGGTCACGGCCACCAGAGGCCCAAGCGGAGAGGGCGGCTACATCAATTCTGTGCAGGGAGGTTTTCAGTAATGGCTTTCAAAATCAAGACCGAATCGGTCAAGGACAAGCAGAAGGAGAAGACCCGCAAGCAGCTCCAGGAGGAAAACGAGGCCCTCGCCGCCCAGGTCACCGATTTGCAGATGGCCCTGTGCGACGTTTACGAGCTTGCCGCCGCCATGACAGGAGGGAATGACAATGGCTAAAATTTACGCCGACCTTATCCGCAAGGGCAAGAAAACCATTGAAGACGTGCCGCCCCGTTTGAGGGCGGAGGTCGAGGCCATTCTGGCCGGGGCCGGGAATGAGTAGGCTCCGGGAATGGGCCGTAAAAATTCTCTTGAGAAAGGAGGCGCACACGATGGCCGTTGTTTACGCAACCCTCATCGTCAAGGGCAAGAAGACCTTGAGCCAGGTACCCGCCATGCTCCGGGACCAGGTAAAGGAAATCCTGGCCGACCTTGAGGTCCCCGTGGAGGCGTAGTCTCCCCACCGGGCCGGGGCCACCAGCAAAGGCCCCGGCCCACAGTCAGACCAAAGGAGGACCCGAACCAATGAGCAACATACAAACCATTTCGGAGCTTTGCGCCATTTGCGAGGCCCTGGTCCATATTGTTGAGGAACAGCGCAAGGCCCTGGCCCAGCATGACGCCCTGGTCCTTGAGGATGAAATCGCAAAGACCCGCAGCCGATACACCGCCCTCCTGGGGGCGGAGGAATGGCCGGACAACCAGCAGGAGGAATAAACACCATGACCGAAACAATTATTGTGGCATTGATTACCGGGGGGCTTGCCCTTTTCGGAACGTTGGGCGGCAGTTATCTGGCAAACCGCAAGTCGGCGGCGTTGATTGCCTACCGCCTGGAGCAGTTGGAGCAAAAGGTCCAGGCCCACAATAACCTTGTCGAGCGGACCTATAAGCTGGAGGAACGGACAGAACTCCAAGAGGAAAAAATCAAGGTTGCAAACCACCGCATTGACGATCTGGAGGGCTTTCACAAGCCCGCTTGAAAGGAGAACGCAACATGAATATTACCCCCATCATTGAGGCCGTTTTTGCCCTGATTGCGGCCATTGTTACCGCCGTTGTGGTCCCGTACATCAAGAGCCGGACCACCGCCGCCCAGCAGACGGAGATCGCCGCCTGGGTGAGGATCGCCGTCACCGCCGCCGAGCAGATTTACACCGGCACCGGCAGGGGCAAGGAAAAAAAGAAATACGTTGAGGACTGGCTCCTGGCCCACGGCGTGACCGTTGACAGCGAAAAGCTCGACGCCCTGATTGAAAGCGCAGTCTATGAGCTGAAAAACGGTTTCCTTACCATTGAGGGCGGTCTGCCGGGGACACCGTAACCCGTGGCCGCAAAGAGACGCCGCAAGAGGAAAACCGGCCTCAAGTACAACAAGGTCGTCGTTGCCCTTTTGCTTGTCGCAGTAGCAGCTTTTACCGTGGCCATGATTTGGATATACCGGGAGAAGGGCGGCGTCCCGGATTCTCTGGTGGCGGCGTTCTACGCTTTCGCCGGAGGCGAGGCCGGTTGTTTGGGCCTGATAAAGCACAGCGACAACAAATATAACGGCAGCGGCGGCAACACCAACGACAGCCCACCCGGCCCCGACGGCGGGGCCGGGTAGAAGGGAGAACCGGCAATGAACATTATTCAAAGCTACCTCACCAATAACCCCTGTTATAAGGCGGGGCGGAAAATCAACGTTAAGGGGCTGATGCTCCACAGCGTAGGATGCCCCCAGCCGAAAGCGTCCGTTTTCGTGAAGAATTGGAACCGGGCAGAGTATGACCGGGCCTGTGTTCACGGATTCATTGACGCCAACACCGGGGACATTTACCAGACCCTCCCCTGGAACCACCGGGGCTGGCACGGGGGTGGCAGCAGCAACAACACCCACATCGGCGTGGAGATGTGCGAACCGGCGGCGATCAAATACACCGGCGGCTCCAGCTTTACCTGTTCGGACCGGGCAGCAGCCCAGGCGGCGGCGGAGCGGACCTATAAGGCGGCGGTGGAGCTTTTCGCCTACCTTTGCCAGCAGTACGGCCTCGACCCCCTAAAGGACGGCGTAATTGTGAGCCATCGGGAGGGCCACGCCAGGGGCATCGCCAGCAACCACGGCGACCCGGAACACCTCTGGAAGGGCCTCGGCATGAGCTACACAATGGACACCTTTAGGGCGGCGGTCAAGGCGCAAATGAGCGGCACCGCCCAGACACCGGCCACACCGGCCCCCGCCCCGGAGAAACCCGCCACCGGCGTCCCCTATTTGGTCCGGGTGAAGATTTCCGACCTCCGCATCCGTAGCGGCCCCGGCACCAACTACGCAAGTAAGGGCTTTATTTCCCCCGGAGCCTATACCATCGTTGAGGAAAGCACCGGCCAGGGGGCCGCTCTTTGGGGCAAGCTCAAGAGCGGCAAGGGCTGGATTGCCCTCGGCTACACCGAAAAAATCTAAAGGAGGACAGCGAAAATGGCAAGAGGAAAGAAGAAGGACCCCGCCCAGGCGGCACCGACCCCGGAGATCACCGCCCCCACGCCGGAGGTCCAGGAGGCCCCCGAAACCATCCCCGCCCAGCCGGAGCCGGAGGCAGGGCAGACCCCGGCCACCGAACAGGCCCCGGAGGAAAACCAGGACACCGCCCCCACGGAGGCGGAGAACCCGGAGACGGAGGCGGCACCCGCCCCGGAGCCTCCGGCAGACCCGGAGCCGGAACAGCAGCAGGACCCCGCCCAGGCAACCACGGCCCCGGAGGACCCTGACCCGGAGCCGGACCCCGCCGGGGGGAGGCATACCCCCTATAAGGCGACGGTCGCCGTTGCCCTTGCGGTCCTGCACAAGGCCGTCGGCGTTGGTACCGCCGATATGCTCAAGGCGGTCGGCACCTTGCGGCAGGGGACGGAGGTCACGGTCACGGGCCGCAATGGGACCTATGCCCAGCTCAAAAACGGACTTTACATTTTGGAGGCGTTTCTTGAGGTCCGGCCCATTTCCTAAAAGTCCCCTGTCCGGGCCAGAAACGGCCCTTGTCGGCCTCTTTCCTTTGGGGGTATAGAATTACCTTCCAGGCGTTACACGGGCCTCTTTTTTCCAATGGAAAAAACGCACACGGCGGCGGCATAGGTGGTATAAAGATAGGCACAAAAACAAAAGCGGCTGTCGGCCCCTTGTGGGGCTTTCAGCCGCTTTTCTGTTTTCGCCTTATATCATTAGCGGTAGGTTTCGCTCTCGAACCCGTGACGGGCCAGGTAAGCCTCGGCCTGGGCGTATTGAGCAAAGGTGCGGGACTTGAGCTTTTGCCGGTCCCGGCCAATGACCACCGTGGAGCCGATACCCTGGATGATCCAGGCGTCTTTCCCGTTCTTGCGGATGGGGTTGAAGTACACCGCCTCGCCGCTTTTCTTGTTAATCATTTTCATTTCAGATACCCCTTTCATACCCGGCGGGATGCCCGCTCAATTTTGTTATAGGCCGTTTTCAAGTTTTCCAGCTCCCGGCCCCATACGCCATAAGAATCGCCGCTTTCCAAAAACTCGGACACGGTTTTTATATTCAGCCCAACGGCAACCTTGAGATAGAACAATTCATCCGCCGTTAGAGTTACGCTTGTTTTCCCGTACACGTTCAGCCCCCCCCCTTTTCAAACCCCGGCGATTTCAGCAGCCTCGGCCAGCACGACCAGGAGGTGCTGGGCCGTTCCAACGTTGCCCCAGTTCACGGCGTCGGGGCTGACCCCCAGGTGGTTGTCCACGGCTTGAGCCTTGATGGCGTCCAGCTTTGCGGAGATTTCAGCGATCACGGCGACATAGGCGTCCGTTGCGTTTTGCTTTTTCATGTTGTACCCTTCCTTTCTTGAGTAGGAGCCGGGAGCGGGGCCTCCACCCCCGGCGGTTATTTTCAGTTCAGGACGTAGCGGCGGAGGTCCTTGTCTTCCGGGGCATCCTGTTCGAGCCAAGCGTCGAACCCCTCCGGGTTGCGCCTTTCGATTTCGTCCATCAACCAGCCACGGACCGTCGGAATTTCGGGGCTGTTCATGTTTTCGGTGAGATCCCACAGGTCACAGAGCTTATCCAGACTGTAGGCTTTCAGCGTTTCCAAAACGTTGTTTTTCATTTTCGTTACCCCCTTACTTAATCCCGGCCAGCTTCATCCAGCGATTCAGCTCGGCCTTGTTCTTGAAACGGTAATCATTGCGGGTACCGTCTTCCCGGTTGATAACGAGGATATAGCCCTTTGTGGCTTTCAGAATTTCGTATTTCATGATTGCTACCTCCGTTTGTTTGGTTTGTTTTCCTTCCCTTATCTTGATTTAATTATACCATTCACGCGAATGATTTTCAAGTGTCTATAGTTACAAATAATCGCTCGCGTGAATGTCTATTTTGACGAATCCGACAGGACATAAATTAACGCCAGGGACGGAGGCCCCCGGCGTTTCGGTTTAGGCTATAGCGGACTTTGCGACGGCCTCATAATGAGCTTGCAGGGCCTTGAGCTGGGCCACCTCCTGGTGGTCCTCACCAAAGTTATAGACCATCCAGCGGATTCTATCATTGAGGGCATCAGCCTCGGCCTGGAAGTAAGCAGCGACCTCGCCCATGTTCTTAATTGCAGATACCTCAATTTGGGCGTGGGCCTTATTCCAAGCATTTGCCTCGGCGGTCTTCCAGCGATCACTAACCACCGATACAATCGGCCAGAAACAAAGGCTATACTTTGCCTTGCTGATTTTCCCGGCCTTGCTGATTTTCTTTAGGGAGTAGTCCCGGCCACACCAGGACGGATCGCCGGGGGACCGCTGAACAAAATAGAGGCCGTTGTCGTTCTTGAAATAGGCCCCCGTGATTTCCACGATGCAGCCGGTCCGGATTTCTACGCCGTTTTTATCAAGCATCATTTTTCTTTCCCTTTCTGCCCTGCCATCATCAGGCCGGGTAGGGCGGTTCCCGGCGACGGCCCTGGGGCCGTTTCGGCTTAATCTACGACGTAATAAGAATTTTTCCGAAGGGCCTCCAGCTCCGCCGGGGCGGGGGCTTTCGTTGTAGGCCGGAAAGCGTTCCGCCCGGTCTTTTCCTTGACAACGGCCTTTGCAACCTTGCAAGCCTCCCTTGCATTTTCGGCGTTGACAAAGATATGATGTAAAAATTCATGCCGGTCCCGCTTAATCCAATAAAAGACTTGATAAGACTTTTTCATAGTATTTTCTCCTTTCGCCCTGCCATCATCAGCGCCGGTGGGGCAGTTCCGACGGACGGCCCTGGGGGCCGTTTCGGCTTATTCGTGATACGTCAACCAATCAAGAAAACCGCTAAAACCTTTCCACTCGTTTCTATAGCGGTGGTACATATCAATCATTTCCCCGGCCTCCGGGATTTCCCCGGTATGAGCGGTATACAGAGCGGTGGCCTCTTCCAGAGTTTCATATTTCTTTTTCATGTTCCGTTCTCCTTTCTGGGGCCGGGGGCCGTAGCCCCCGGCAAGTTTGGCTTAGAATATTTCGTCGTCCTCGATTTCCTCAATGTTGACAACGATCACGTCCTTGTTGGTATCGTTCATGTGAACACGGGCCATCCGGAGGACGTTCACCTCATACAGGTTGTTGAGGTCGGCCAGAATCAGCTCCCTCATTCCCCTGTACTCAAGGACCTCGCCCGTCGTTACGTTGACGATACGAACCAGATCGTCCTCGGCGTCGTTCCTGACCATAGCCTGGAGGACCAGGTTTTTCATTTGCCCCATTTCCATCGGGTAGACCTTAGTGGTGCGCTCTTTGTAGCCGTAATTGGAAAGTTTCATTTTATTTGCCTCCGTTTATTTTGGTTTGGGTTGTTTTCCCTTCCCTTATCTTGATTACATTATACCATTCATGCGAATGAAAATCAATTGTCTAAGGTCACAAATATTTATTCGCATGAATGTCTATTTTGACGGATTGACAAAACAATTCAAGCGAATTATAATATAGCCATAGGAGGTGCGGCGAATGAGGAAAATACCGATTACCGGGAACATGACCCCGATAGACAAAAAATGCGTGGACGCAGGAATAACCAGGAGAGAGCTGGCGCAAATGAGCGGTATACCGTATGTTACGATAGACCAATGGGCAAGGCGCAAACGGCTCCCCCGTGACGTTTACCAGCTTTACAAGGTTGCCCAGGCCCTTGAGTGCCACATAGAAGATTTGATAGAGCCGGAGCTGGCGGAAAAAGGACCCGCCCCGGAGGCGCAACAGGAAAGCCCGGAGGGATAGACCCTCCAGGCGCAAGAAAAGGCACCCGGCCACAAGGCCAGATGCCTTTTTCTTTTACGCCGCAAAGGGGACAGACAGGACGATGCAGCAGGGGGAAACCGCAATAGAGCGGTTCGCCTGTGAGTACACAAGCCAGCTCTTCCCGCATTGCTCACAGCGGTAGATCATTCTCCCGTGAATCAGCGGCTGGCGCGTGTGCCGCTCTGTTCTTTCTTCCACCGCCGCGCCCTCACTTCCGTAGGGCGGCGATTGCCACTGTCAGCGCGTCGGCGCGCTCCGCCCATGTGTCCGCCAGCCCGGCTTCAATGCCAAGCATTTCCTCGCAGTACATTTGCAGGTCCTCCAGGATGTACGCGGCCCGGCGCTGGTGCATCGGCTCTTTTTCCGGCTCCGCCGAATCAGGCTCAGGAGCGGGCGGCGCGGGGAAGTCCACGATTTTCCCAGCGTTTTCCGCTGAAAACAGCTCCTTCCACTCTACCTTTGGCGCGCCCTCTTCATCCTCCAGCTTTTCCGGCAGCACAGCCGCGCCGCTGTCCGGGCGGTCCTTTGCCCGCTCCAAAATCTCCTGCATCTGCTCCGGCGTTGGTGCTGGCCCCGTCTCTTCCGCCGTGACCATCGTTACCGGCGGTCCCGGCTGAACCGGCGGGCGCTCCCGCTCCACAGGCTTCCACTTGCGCACGTCCTCCAGCGTGACCGGCCCACGCTTTCCCCAGCACTCCGCCGCCGCCTTTTCCTGCACATCCGCCGAAAGGGTAGACAGTTCATAGGCCACGGAAATACCGATCTTCCCTTCCTCCAGCCAAGTTTTGAACGCGGGAATCAGGTGCTTTTCGATGCTGTCATACCGGCCCACCTGTGCGGGCGTGGTCCCCAACTGCTCGGCAATGAGCTTGCGCGTCTCTCCTGGGATTTTCTCAAACTGCCGCTTCCGCTCCAGGAGCGCCCGCAGGCGCGTTGCCTCCTGCACCTTGTCCCAGTCGGTTTTCTCCCGCTGGCCGTTGGTGGTGATAAGCAAGATTGCCTCGTCAATAGCCCGCAGCTCGTCCGCCTCCGGCCCCTGCTCCCGTCCGGCATCCTCCACCATGCACGGCATCTTCCGGTAGGTTTCCTTGCCCTGCTTCACAAGCTGGAGAGAGGCCAGCCGCCGACGGTGGCCGGAAAGAAGTTTGTACTTCCCGCCGCCCAGCGGCACCACAAGCCCCGGCTGCTTCACACCGCCGGACAGCTCGATCAGCCCGGCCAGCTCTTCGATGTTCGACATGGAGTAAAAATTATCCTCTGACGGAACAAGGTCCTCCACGTCTATGTATTTCAGCACGGCGCGGCCCTCGTCCGCCTTGCTCCGCGCCTGGACCGTCCCCCGCCCCTTCTGCAAGCTCATAATGTCAAATCCCACGGTTTACCCCTCCTGTTCTTTCAGCGCCGCTTCTGCCGCTTCCCTTGTGGTAAATATGGTTTTGCCGACTTCGCAAAATTTTACCGGGAACACTCTTCCGTTCTTAAACTGGATATGCAGGAACGGCTCTTTGCTTAAACCGATGAAAACGACTTCGCACGGATACGGTTTGTCTTTCTCCCGCAGATAGTCGCCACGCAGGGCGAAATTAGCGTACACTGTTCCGCCCAGCCTACACGGCAGCTCTGCCAGCCTGCCTTGAACCTTCGCCTGCAAAATGGGCAACGCCTCTTTTTTGAGTTCCTGGTTGCTTGCCTGCAACGCTGTGACTTCCTCCGGCGTCAGTCCTGTTTCTCTGTAGTCTTTTAGTTCATCCGTCCATGCGCACAGTTCATTTATGGCTTCTTCCTGCTGTCTCGCAATCCTGCACGCTTCGTCGAATTTTTCCGCTTCGTCGCAGGCGCGGTTAATAGCTTCCGCAACAGTCAACTTTACCCCTCCTTCCCCTTGCCCGAATCGGTCAAGGCCAGATACTCCGCCGTCAGCTTCTTGTACTGGATAGCGGCCCAGGACCGGGGCGCGAACGCACACAGCGGCATTTCCTCCAGCGTGCTTTCCGGCACCTTCGGATTGTATCCAATAGCCGTCTGGAACACGGGGCAAATCCCGCTGTCCTCCAGTGACCGGCGGGCCTGCCAGAAGGTTTCCCGGTTCTGCCAGTGGGTGAAGAACGCGCCCCGCAGGGTCAGCCCCGCATTGACGGCCTCTCGCACCCCGTTCACCTGCTCCACCAGGTCCAGCAGACCGGAGAAGGAAAATTCGTCCGGTCGGATAGGGATAAGCACGTCGTCCGCCGCCGCCAGCACGTTCAGCGTCACGGTGTCCACCGACGGCCCATTGTCGATGATGCAGAAGTCGTAGTCGTTTTTCACATAGCCCAGCCGCACATACAGCCGCATAGCCATATCCTCGTCGGCCTCGCTGTCATACATCATCCGGTCCGCCTTGTACAGCTCCAGGTTTGACGTGATGATGTCCAGGCCCTTGTACTGCGTGGGGTAGATTACCTCCGCCGCATCCCGCAACTGCATCAGCAGCGCTTCCGTCCCGGCCTGCTCCCCGTACATCCCGAAATACCGGGACGCGCTGCCCTGCTTGTCCCCGTCCACCAGCAGTACCTTCTTGTGGTGGTACACGGCCAGGATGTGGGCCATATTCGCCGCCGAAACGGTCTTGCCCACGCCGCCCTTCAAGTTGACGATTGCCAGCGTTTTCACGTTTTGTCTCCCCCTTCCCATTCCCACCAGCCTTGTTTCCCGCGTGCGTAAATCGGCATATCGAACATGACCGGATTTTTCAGGACCCAGGCCCAGCGCCCCGGCGAATAGTCTCCCAGCGCCCGCTCCTGCGGCGTCAACGCACCTACGACTTCCTCCACCGGAACACAATCGACGATTTCCACGGTTCCCACAACCGCGCCCATAGCAAGGATAGTCCCCATTGGGATGTAGGTTTCGCAAAGTTTCATCTCGTTTACCGTTATGTCCCGCAATCCTGCATGGACGGCCACGCGGCCCCGAATGTTGGTCCTCCTGGAGCGCGTTTCGTGTGGTTTCAGCCCGGCCACGATCGCATAGGCATAGGGCTGATGTACAGTAAATGCCCTCATTCCCCCACTCCTTCCCCGACAACTTCCCCGGTGCTTGCATCCACCTGGAACAGCGGCCCCGTCTCCCGCTCCGGCACGCTTTCCTGTTTCGGAATGAGCGCCTTTTTCCGCATGGCGTCGCGGCACTGGCTTGTCAGGTCGTTCAGCGCCTCCATGAAGTCCTTGTCCGGCAAATCCATGGGCATAATGACCGCCTGAATCATCATCCCGATTTTTGCCACAATGTAGAACAGGTCCCCGTTTCTGCCCCGGCGCTCGTAAAGCCGCATATATTCCAGGCCGTCCAGCGGCAAAAGGTACTTTTCCTGAATGAACGTGACGCCCGCCGTCGTTTCCAGCGGCAGAAGGTCCCTCCCGTCATAGCGCACACACAGCTTCGGGTCGTCAAGCTGGCGCTCCAGCGGTGCCGTGTCCTCCCAGTTCATCGAATCTGGCACGTCGGCCCGGCGCATCACCAGCTTTTCGCGCTTCTTCTCGGTAATGTCGAACATGGCGCAGATGTTTTCCAGGTCCATGACCGGCAGACCCACCAGTGGATAGGCCGATTTCCCGTCGCCCAGCCATTGGCCCACGATTTCCCCGGCGGCATCCCGCTCGTCCATCAGGTAGTAGCACCCGCCCGCATTGCAGATCGCGCCGACTTTCTTTATCCTCACGCATTACACCTCCTGAATGTCGATATTGAAACGCTCCTTCATCAGCTTACGCTTCATGGCATACGTCTTTGTCTTGGTGGCACGGCTTTTCACGTCCTCCACCACCAGCGGCCAGTCCCATTCCATCTTGTCCGCAAATTCTCCTGGGTCCATTGGCTGCGTTGGCCAGCGCGGTTTTCTCCTGTATGTAAAATCCGCCCTGTACCGGATAGCCCGCACCCGTCGGCCCTCGCCGTCGGTGTAGGCTTCCTGCAAGGTAAAGTCAACCTGCATCCGCAGGTCACGGATTTGCCCGGCCCGCTCCAGCGTGGCCAGTTCGTCATACCGGCGGGCCTCCTTCTGGCTGTCAAACCGCAGGACGGCCCCGGATGGTGTCACCCGCTCGGTTGGCTTGTTGTGATACTTGGCAGGCTTCCCCGGTCCGGCGTCGGCATGGCAGGGGAGAGGCAGGCGCTTCTTTTTCCGCTCCTGCTCCGCCCACTTCCGCAAAGCCTGGGCCTGATAGGCAGGCGGCAGGTCCTTCACATCCACACCCATTTGTTTTCTCCCTTCTCTCCAGCGCGCCAAAGCAGTCTACAATTACCCCTTTCGGCCTCCTACATCCGCTATGGATTCCGTCAAGGTCCGCATAGAGATAGTGAAACTCACATTCGTCGCACTTGCTTATCTGTGTTGGTATGTTCACTTTTTCCTCCTGTTCCTCCTGTTCCTCCGCTTCTCCGCGCAGTAGTCCCGGATGATCTCGTCCTGCTCCCAGCCGCTTGTGCTGGCTATCAGATTCCCATAGCTGATACCCCGCTTTTTGGCTTCCGCCGCCAGCGCTGTCAGCGCCTCGCTCTCCGTGGCGCACCCGCCGCCGGGCAGCTCTACCATGCTCATTCTGTTTTCCTCCCTTCTCACAAGGTCTGCATTTTCACCATCTGCCAGGCAAAATCTTTGGCGGCATCCTCGATTTCCTTCTCCGTGCTGTCCTTGTTCTCCATTACTTCCGCCAGCTTTTCCGCAGAATCCGCAGCTTCCCGCAGGGCCTTTGCCATTTTCAGCATCTCTTTCGCACTATTCATTTTTCGGTTTCCTCCCTTCCCGTTTCTTCTGCTTCGGTTTTTGCTTCGTGCGGATAAACTTCCCATCCTCCCGGTAGAACCGGGCCACCAGGTAGCACCCGCCGTTCACGTCGTTGTGAAAAGCCTCTGCCCCGGACAAAAGATAGCCTGGATAAAGGCGCTCAAACTTTGCGAATTTCTCCCCGCTCTCCAGGCTCTTTGCCAGCTCCCGCGCTTTTCCCCCGGATATGCGCCCGTCCCTTGTCACCGGCTCCGGGTCCACCAGGTTTTTAGAGGCCGTCCATGCCTTTTTCCCCGCAGGAGACTTCACGATGTAATTTCCCAGCCCGGCAAGCCCGTCCTCGGTGAATTGCAGGCGGCGGGAATTGGCGTAGCCGTATTCCCACATACTTTCCAGGGTATCCCGATCAATCCCGCCGTTGACGGTGATGTGGTGGTGATACCGCCCGCCCCGTTTGCCCCGCTCGGTGACGGCTATGTATTTCAGGGGCGGCAGACCCATCTTTTTCCGCAGGCGCTGAATCCGCCGGATGTAGTTGCGCTGATTGCGGGCGGCTTCCTCGTCGCTCTCTGGCTGCTTCCCCCGGTAGGTCAGGTGGATTTCCAGGTCCTCCGGCGTGAAGTTGGCGCGAAGGAGGCGGACCAGCTTCTCTTCCCGGTGCCTCTGGTTGAGCTTCTTTTGGGCCTCCGTGGACGGCTTTCTTTTCTCTCGCTTCCCGCCCCTGTGCTTCCCTGTCTCAAAGACGGGGTAGATGAACACGTCCAGGTATTCCCCGCAGGTATACTTCTTTTCCCGGTACACGGTACGCATACCGATAGCACCTCCCCCGTGGTCGTTAAGTTACTATCCCATACAAGCCCGAAATGCGCCGCCGCGCATGGTTTCCCTCTTGTATGTGTCCCCGGAGTGTGGTACAATATGTTGTGTACTTGATTGTCGCCCTCCGGGGCGTCCGCCCTGCGCAAGCTGTAGGAGGCTTGCACAGGGCATTTTCTTTTATCCGTTCCTGCTGTGTGCGAAAAGGTCATGCCCAAAAATCGGTCCCATTCCCGTCGGCCATCCCATCGGCTTTTCGACAGACCGGAACAGCGCCGACGGCGAATGCGGTCCGCCCATCATCAGCATCTCGGTCATACTGGATACCGGCCTTGACAGCACCATTTTCAGCGTCATGCTGGCGACAATGTGGCAGGTGGGCGGAAGCTCATTCAAAATGTCCATGATTTTGCGAACGGCTTCCTTCGTCATTTCCGCCTGCTCTTCCAAGGACGGCTCCTTCTTCTCGCCCTCCGTCTCGTCCCGGATGGAATCGACGGCCCGCTGGGCGGCACCCGCGCCGCAGTCCCGGTCATACAGGCGCTCGTCGAACTCGTCCCCGGACAGGTCCACTTTCAGTACCCGCCCGTGCAGGTAGTCAAACTGCGTGTACTTCTCCAGCAGTTCAGCGCAGCTCTCCGCCGTCACGGTCCCTTCCTCGGCAGCGTGCATAAATCCAAGCCCCTGGACGTGGCTGTGGTCATACAGCGCTTTCAGGACCTTTGCCTTGTCTAACCCTTTGATGTCTACCATTTTCTTTGCCTCACTTTTCGTTTATTTGGACCCGTTTACCGGGTATCCATCATGTTTCCGGCCCTCGCCGTTCAGCCAGTGTAAATGCTTGCACCGCCGCATCACGCACCCCCGCCGCCGTATGTAGACGTCGTTCATCAGCCGTTCATGCAGGGCGCACCAGGCCGTGGCATTGGCGGGCGGTTTGCTTCTTTTCTTCTTCATAGCCAAAGTGATAACCCGTTCGCATTGTCAAGGCCCATCCTTTGAAGTTCTTTCAACTGGGCATCCGTCAGCTTTTTTCCTTCTCCCATGCCGACACTGTATCGCGATCTTTCCTCCATGCCTTTGAACACCTTTGCCCACCCAAGATTTTCAAGGTGGCGCTCCGGGTCGCGTATGTCCTGAATCTCCCCGACAATCCGGCGGGCCTCGCTGGTATGGCCTCCGTATCCGCACCCAAAGAACCGCCCATCCGGCGCAATCCATCCGAATTTTGTTTCCGGTTTCTTCGATACCGGAACATCGACGGGCTTGTGTGCGCTCTCCGGTGCTGGCTCGGTCCCGTATATTTCCTCATTGATTTTTTGAAAATGCACGTCAGAAAGCCCCTTGTGGAATTTCTTCCACACCCAATGAAAGAATATCGGAGTGTAAGCTACCATGACCGTTGCCGGATGCACGCCGCTGTTCAAAAGCTGCACCAGGAACCCGCCGTACTGCTCTTCCTTCACGGCCTCCCAGCACCGTTCCCCGTCCGGCCCTTCCCACAGGAGTACAACACTTGTCATGCCGACACCGCTCTTTCCAGCTCTTCCATCGTCCGCAGTTTCTTCCCGCACCACTCCGGGAGATTGGCCCGCACGACGGCCTCTGCCATAGGCGGACACACCGCGTTTCCGCAGCGCGCCACCTGCTTGCTCTTTCCGTAGGCCCGGCCCGTGTAGTCCCGGTCGATGATGTAGTCAGGCGGAAAGCCCATGGCGTTGTAAAGCTCCCTCGGCGTCAGCATCCGCAGGCCGATGTCTGCAACGAAATAGGCGGTCCCGCCCACGTCCAGCGTCAGCACCTCGTTCTCTTTCGGGTCGTAGCCACAGAAGCGATTCAGCAGCGCCCGTACTTCCGGCCAGTGTCCCATATCCGCGCCCGGCTCGTAGGTCCGTACCTCCGTGCGGATTTCCGCAAACTCCCCAGCGCTGGCCGTGATGGTCCGCAGGGGCTTCCGCTGGTCCTGTCCGATGTCCTGCCCCTTGAACTCGCATATATGCGTCAGCGTCAGTGCTTCCCGGTCGTGGGAGGTTACGGTGTGCATCGGTTCCTCGACGCTGATCGGACGCCCTGTACTGAAATACTCCACCAGGTTTGCCGCAATCAGGCCGTAACGGTTTGAGGCATCCACGGTCCGCAGCGTCTCCGTGACGCTCTGCCCCCGCACGTTCTCGCTCTGCTCCGTGTGGTATTGAATCAGCGCAGGGGAAA